CCGCAAAGAATCGCGCATTTCTTCAATGTCAACACGTTGTTCCTCCTGTGTAACGTTAAGATCCATTGGGATCTCACGACGTACATAGTCGCGTGATACGAGTTTATCTGAACGCATTTGTAGCAAAGCAATGATGGCACGGTTAGGGTCCATACCAGACATAATTCCGTAACGGACATCTACGCCATATTCACCCTTGATATCACGTGATGGGATGTACTTGAGTACGTAAGGTGTTCCATCGTCAGATCCCTTGATTGTTTTAGGGATTCCGCCGAATACTTTTTCATCTGCTTCAAAACACATTGAAACAAGTTCTGTAAATAGTCGAGCAAACTGTGCTTGTGCTGCCTTGATCTGTGTGTCAAAGCCTGCCTGCAGAGCTTGTACTCCACGACCTGTAATAACAGAGGCACTCATTTCACCTGAACGAGATTCTGGGTAACGAGCACCAAGGCGTAGTTCACGCTCAAGAACACCTGATTCTGTAAAGACTCCAGGTGGTAGTTCTAGTGGTACACGACGGATACCTTGTGGATTAGCAGAACGCATAATCGCATCTGGTCCAAGAGCCAACTCTTGTACATCTTGTGGAATAGCAATAGGTGCTTGGATTGACTTTTCAGCAGCTTGGATCTGCAAGATAGCAAAGCGAGCACGGGCTAATTGAACGGAGAGTACGTCATCAAACTGACCGCGTGCTTCTCCATCAAGAGATGAACGCATAACGGTACGTGCCATACACTTACCAAGAATGTTTGGTGTTGAGGATAGAACTAGGTTCTTACGCTCAGGAAGGTATAGCAAATCTTGATCTTTGTCGTGATATCGAACCATTGATACATAAGGAGAAGATAACTGATACTGGTTACGACCTAGAATTTGATCGTAGAACTCTGGGTATTGTGATGCAAGTGATTCAGCATCGGTGATAATAACCTGAGTAACAGATAAGGTTCTGCCATAACGATCTAGCTCTGGATAAACACCAAATGGGTTGAGCATACGGATACGAGGATTGTTATCGTCGTAGTCCATCTCAACCATACCAACAGACAGACCGTAGGTGTTATACCAATCGGCTGCTGTGTACATCTGGAGTTGTAGATCAGAGTTTGAGACATAGAAGTTAGCAATACGTGTGCGAGTATCTGCCATCTTACGTGCTGTATCTGAAACCATATTGGTTGCTGAACAGTTAAAGGATGGCAGTGGTGCCATTGCTTCTGCTAGGTCACGGGCTGCTACGTCAATGAAATTGGCAACGAGAGGCTTTGGGTAATCCTCTGAGAACATCGAAGGAAATACCTTGGAGATATCTCCTTGACGTACCGAAAGTACATCACGCATACGCTGGTCACGCGCTGCTGAGCGCGTACGCAGGCGCGATAACTTCGCGTCAACTTCTTTGACTGATAACAATGGAACTCCTAATAACGTGGGGTAAAACTAGCGCTTCTTCTTTGTAGCCTTAAGAGATGTGGCTTTAGGCTTAGGACGAACAGGATTAGTAGAAACACCCTTTACTGTTTGGCGTTGAATCTTTGCTTTAGTAGCTTTTTTAAGAGCATCTGATTTTGTTAAAGTAGCTTTCTTTTTAGCAGCATTAGCCTTAGAGCGTCGCATCATATCTTGCATATCCATCTTAGAAGTTTTCTTTTCAACGCCAGCACCATACTTTGCTTGGTACTTTGCCATATCATCAATTTGCTTCTTGATTGCTTTTTCAGAAATACCCAATTTACGAGCTGCCGCATATAGACGAGAAGGATTCTCAAATCTTTCCTTACGTGTCTCTGTTGTTTCGTCAGTGTTTACAAGAAAGTTTTGGAACTTGTCCATTTTTGATGAACCGGTAAACTTAACTCCAGCAACACCGCCAACCTTTGGGAAAGCTCCCTTTGGCTTACTTAATTTCTTTGGTGCCATTTCTATTCTCCTTGGTTGGTAAAATTACTTGTTCTTTAAGTTTTTAAGCATTGGCTTAATAGGCTTACCTTTGCCAACCATACGCTTTGGACGAACTTCTTTAGCAAGAGCCTTGCCAACTGCTTTAGCACCCTTTAGAATTGGATTACTAGATGGAGGCATTGCTTGCTTTGCAACAAACTTAGCAACTGTCTTAGCGCTTTTAACTGGAGACTTAACAACGTTACTTGCTACGCCAGCAACCATTTTAGCGGCCTTAACGTCTGCCTTAACCTTTGACTTTGCAATTCCTGCGGCCTTGCCTGCAACCTTACCTGCTGCGCCAGCAATCTTTGTAAGATCCTTTTTGATACCAATGCCAGCTTGCTTCTTTGCTCCTGCAAGAGCGGCAGCCTTCTTTTGCTTATCAGTCATTGCACTTGGTGCATAACTTGTTGCCTTAAGACGCTTTGCTATTACTTTGTCAGCCTGCTTCTTTGCGGCTGCACGAGATGTCTGACCCTGCTCGTAAAGTCCCATAGGCTTTGGTGAGTATGATGTTGATGCTTTCTTTTTTGGAACTCCTGGACCTGTTTCATTGTAACCTGGACCAGGATATCGTCCTGTACCTTTTTTATACTTTGGTGTTGGTTTTGGTTTTGGTGCCATTTCTCTATCTCCTTAGATTACTCTCATTTTGTTTTGTTCTGCGAACGCTTCTTCCAAGTTGATGACTGTTCGCTTGCCTAGCTCTTGGCGAGATAGGAATGGATTCTTCATATGGTGGGTGGCATACTTGCCGTAGTTGAGCATCTCACGTGCTCGGATCTCACAGAACCAAAGAGCCATCACCATATCGGTCTTACCCTTAGTCGTTGGAGTCCAGGTAATTAACTGCTCAATCAAAGCCTTGACATTCTCGGTCTGATCTGATGGCAGATGTATTAAGTTATCTCGATGGTGCTTACCATCAAACTGCTTAGTACCAAAGAGGGTAGACATAGAAGCTACACCAAAGCCAGAATCCCATTTATTAGAACCAGTGTGGTGTTCCTTGAACTGGACTCCGCGTGAAGCCAAGTGCATACGGATACCTTCGTCCTGCGTTAAGAAAGACTGGAAGGCGTTCTTTTCGATGATCCACTCTGAGGGGGAGTAGAGGGCTGTCCAATCAAAAATAAGATTACGGATATCGGCTGGAGACGGGCGGCTAATTTTAATAGCATCTACTATGTACCTCTTGCTCGTTGATCGGTCAATGGCGTAGCAGATAGCTGCGGTATCGCCAATCATCGCGGGATCAAGACCGCAAATATAAGTAAAGCCGTTTAAGTCTCTAGGATGGCCTGGGTGACCTGCAACTAAGTTGCCTGCCTTACGCATACCGTCAATAGATCCCTTAACACATACCGGATCAAAGGCAGCGTTTTCAGAAACATCCTGCTGCTGATAGACCAGCGCCCACGTACTCGCGTCCATAGCCTGACGCTCATTGTAAAGGTTGCGACCTGACCAGCGAGGGTATAGACCCTCATCATTCTTGTCGGATTCTAGCTGTCCATCAAATGGAGCATCGGAAGCGGGCCATAACGTAACCCACTTGTCGGGGTCTTCATCTGCTTCAAGCAGGGCTGGCATCGCTAGATACTTCCAAGGAACTTGGCCACCAGGGTAGCGGTCCTCAGAGCGTAGCTCGCGGTATAGATCAACGGAAGCCACACGAGTTCCAATAACAATCAGTTTACCCGTAGGGTTAAGACGGGAGCGCACATCCTGAGTTAACCAGCGGATCTGCTTCTCAAACTCATTGGCGTTCTTTAAGGTGACCGCGTCATCTATGATAATCATATCGGCACGCTTACCGTAGATCTGACCGCCGATACCGACAGCCTCGATGTTCGGGTCCTTTTCAGATGACTCACGGAGTTCATCACCAAAGGTGACACGGGTAGCCTGCCACGAAGCGGTCTTAGAATTAAACCCTACGCCAGCAGCATACGCAGTCTGTAGATCTTGATACATTGGATGCGTCAGACGTTGCTTGATGGCGTAGAGAAAGTCGGCAGCTAACTGCTGCGTTTGGGATACAATCAGTACT